CAATATTTATTAAAATTTTTCTTCTTGTGCATCCCCCTCTAAAAGTCTCCCCCTTCAAGAATCGCAAATTATTATTTTATCGTCGATAAAATAAATAATAGCGTCGATAAATAGGAGTTGAGACGTATATAAATTGAGTATTTAAATCTTTCGGTTTGCTATTTTATCGACGATAAAAAACACCGTCGATAGACGGTGTAGATAAAGGAGCGATAGCGACGGTATCTTGTGAGGTCAGCTAAACGATTGAATTAAATTTGAGAGAAAAGGGGAGTGAATTGATTATTATATAATTTATTATTACTACGTAATAATAAATTAATAAATTATATATATTCAAGAGAGGGGAAATCTCCAAATTTAATAATCTGAGTTTAGCATGGTAACGAACAAGAACACAAATCCTTAAATATCAGAACGATTATGAAAAGGTGGATAATAACACCAGATTGATGTGCATGTATGTATGTGTGCGTGTGCTTGTCTGTGTGTTGTGAATGCTTATTCTAGTTGGGGAAGCTTATTATGTTATGTATATATATAGATAGATGGGGGTTTTAGGGGGAAGGAAGATAAATAACACACACACATATACACGACCACACACATATATATAAACACACACAAACTAAATCTATTATGGGGTCAGAGCAAAAGAGAAAGTTGTTAATTGCTAAAATCATGAGAACAATGATTGATGCTTTCATTAATAAAAAACAGATAAGCAGAGCAAAGCTAGAAGCTGAGTTATGTTTAAGCGAAGGATTCACGAAAAGGAAAGCTCAGGAGTATGTTAACTTGCTCCTTGATGCTGAGAGACTTGAACAATACGGGGAAATACTGATTTTAAGCAAACAAGAGATCGCAGACAGAGAGCTTGATAAATTAGAGGTTTTGAATGGGACGAGTAAAGAAGCCATTGGGTGAGTTTAGGAAGACGTCTAATTCTTACATAATGGGCCGTATACGACAGATATTCCTTACTTCAAGGGAAAGGGCTTATGCAACGAAAAGAGATGACTATACGTGCCAGAAATGCTTTAAACGCATGTCTAAGCGTAAAGGTCATGAGGTTTATTTAGATGTGCATCACGTAGAGCCGATTGGGGATGCGTGGAAAGAGATATTCAAGATAATGCGCGAGAAGATACTCGTTCACCCCGATAAGCTCCAATGCTTATGCAGGGAATGTCATAAAAACGAAACAAATAAAATTGAAATTAGTGGCTCAGATTCTAAAACGTTTTAATCAACCGGCATACAAAGGATTTCGCCCTTATCAGTTCTTTTGAACTTGACTTTTGTTGTTTGTGGGCGCATTTCAAGGATGTTTTTAATTGCCTCTAAATCTTTTGCTCTGATTGTGTATTTCCATCCATCGATTTCTATGTATTTGAATGCAACTGGCTTTCCGCCTTCTCCAGTAAAGACATTATCTTTAACTTCGATATTAACTGGAACGTGATCCAAATCCCATAGCTCGCGTTTTCCTTTGTGGTTTAAGCTAACTTCTTTGAGACTTACCATATTTTCCCTCCTTTCATTTGAATATGATGGCCAGCGTGGTACTTGAACACATCGAACTGGCCATCATTCACATGTGTTGCCAAATTATTGACTATCATTTTCTCAACCTCTTGATTATTGAATTAATTAATTCTTCGTGAATAGAACCTTCAAATTCTTTTTTGAAATCATCAAGGGCGAGATTGTAGAAATAACTTGTATCTTGCAGCATTATTTTTTTACAATTTACGCAATATAGACTATTGTCAGGGTTCTCGGTTTTATCTTTCATTTTTGTCATATACACAAAAAAATAAATTGTGTTTCGGGGATTAACCCCTCGTCAGTATGACTTATTTCTGTTCTCTTGGAAGTTTCCAATCGACTGGTGAAGCGTCTAAAATAGCTCCTCTTCCGATTGTCACAAGACATTTATCTGGATAAGGTTCTACTTCATTAAATTCGCCTGTCTTGACTGATTCCGCCCATGGCTTTGTTTCAGCTATCCAAGCAGCAGACGATATTACCAACTCCTTATCGTAAACAGCTTCAAGTTTGCCTGTATAGATCATTGTTACAGTTCTAATCAGGTAACTTTTCCCTATTTTAAATGGATGATTTACTTTCGTCATTTTGCACCCCCTTTTAATGTTTGATTATCCATATCTACTCCGACTCAAGCTCCAGCTCAAGCTTCGGCCCCAGCTCCCGCTCCGACTCAAGCTCCAGCTCCGGCTCCAGCTCCGGCTCCAGCT